CTGTTAAATCTCCTGTTATAGTTAAATTACCTCCTACTTTGGCATTTGAGTAAACATGTAAATCATATCCTGTTTCTGGAGTAACTCCTATACCTATTTGAGTTGTAGAGATATATAAAGGAGAATTATTGCCAAAACCATCAGTAAGCTGTTTAGCTCCTGTGGTTAAATTACCATTATCTGTTAGTTTGATTAATGACTGGTAAGTATCTTTTATTTTATTTCCTGATAATGTAGCCATTATTTATTTGTTTTATTATTTATCTTTTTAAGATAAGTTAATAGTTTCTTTTTATTTACCTCTTTAGGTTTGTATGTCTTTTTTATAGTTGCCATCCGTGAAAACCTGTATCTTTATCAGGATATATATCTTCATTGTTGTTACTATAATACTCGCTAAATTTACTTGGTGCATTAAAACTCATATAATCAATAAATCTTTGTACATAATACTCAGCAAAGTCTCTCTCCTTTTGAATTAAGAAATCAATCTCTTCTTTACTGGCAAGAGAACTATTTTCTGAATTATGCTTAAATACACCTCCATTTGAAATAGAATATGCAGCAAATGGTAAATATTCTACCATAGCAAAATGAATTAACATAGGTTGTATATAATCATTTACTAAATCTAAATAATCACCAGATAATGTTCCTGCAATTATATCAGCACTTATTTTATCATATAAATCAGTACCTAAATAATTCTGAACATGTATCTCTTGTGCTAATGCAATAAACTGTATAAATTTATCAGTATCTACATTAGCATTTATTGCTGTATTCTTTACTAAATCTGCTCTTTTAATAAATAGTGCTGTTGCCATTATTCTTCTATATTTTCAGGTTGTTCAATCTCTTGTTCTGGTTCTACATCATCTTTTTTTATACCTGTTTCTTTTTCTACTTCAGCATCCGTAATTGCATTAGTCAAATCAGTAAATTCAAGAGGTTGTAGTGTTTTAAAGTATATATCTAATTCAATACCATTGTAATCTAATATCTTTTCTAATTCATCAAGTATAGTTACTTGCATAGGTCTGATTACTGTATTATCCATAAGTATTGAAGCTGTTTGTAACTCTTCAGCATTATTGCCAAGACCAGTAGTATCCTTTATACCTACTAACATAGGAGATACAATTCTGTGTGATACCATAACCTTTCTCATAGATTCATCAGATAAAAACTTATATTGCTCATGAGCATCAGAAAGTATGACAGGTTCTATAGAAGCTGCAAGGTCTTTGCTATCATTAAATGCCAATATAAAACGACCAGCATTACTAGAACCACTAAATTTTTCATGAATACTTCTCTCAATAAGCTCTCTTTGTTCCTCCGTAGGTACTCCGTTATTAAAGTTAATAAGCATACTTGGTGCAAGACCATTTTGAATATTATTGATATGATAATTTGCTATCTCTTCTTCAAGTTCTGCATACTGTAATCCTCCTTGATAATCTACAGGAGAATAATAATAAAATCCTGCTCTATAAGGTTTAATATATAATATTTCTAATCCTGAGTTACTTGTACCAAATGCAGGTATTCTTTTAGGTTTTTTACTACCTTTTATTTCAGACCAGTCTTTTGCATAGTAATAAGCCCTTATTACACCCTTGTTATCTACCTTCTCTGCCCTTAACATCTCTACAGGGATATGTTCTACTTGCACAATCTTAGAACGGTCCTTAGAATAGATTATTTGAAGTGCAGCTTGACCCATCATTTTATAGTCATAGCAAATCTTCTTCATACAATCTTTTGTGAATAATTCTTTTAGCTCCTTATATTCATTTGGCTTATCAATACTATCTACAGCATCTAATCCTTTACCATAAATCATTTCTGCAATACCATTTATTGCAGCATTATTTGTGGGGCTTCCGTTATATCTATCTATTAGGTATTTGAAATAATTGTTATCGTCTCCATATTCAATCCATTCTTGATTATATCTTTCACTAATCTCAGGTCTTGTATATGAAGAAAGATTCACAACATGAATTTTACCTTGTTGTACTTCTAATTTTGGTTTTGGAGCACTTAATCTTTTTCTCATTGCTCTGTTACTTTTTTTTGTCATAATATTACAAAATCATTATCGTATGAGTTCTCTGTTGTATAATCTCCAGAATGAACATCAAATACATTATAATCTGTTTGGTCAGTACAAAATATAGAACCTCTATAAATAACTGTACTACCATCTTTTACTATAAACGAATAAAATCTATTGGCAATTAAATTAAAACTACCATTAACTGTCATATACCCGTTTGAATTGCTTACTGTGACTGAAACTGCACTTGTTGTACGTTTAGATTTATCAGTAAGTTCAAATGTCACAGAGCTTGGTGTACTTCTAGGAATTATCTTAAAACTCTGGGCACCTGTGGATGTTGTTAATATAATCATATTATAAGTAATAAATATAATATAATTTGTTTGCATAAAAAAAGGGATACATAATGTACCCCTTTTAAATTCACAAAGTATATCTAATTATTAAGAATTAGTTCCTACTGTTACTGTTACAGTCGCACTACTCATCCCAGCATAAGGGTCAGCAGCAGTTGGACTAGCAACAAAGTTAGCAGGTAAAGTTTCCATAGCAGATAATGTAAGTGTATAACCACTTAAATCTCCCATAGCAGCACCAGTTACTATTGTGCCACCAGATACATCAGCTCCATGCTCTCTACCCATTAAAAATACATTTCCATTATAATCTTCAACAGCAATATGTGGTCTTCCAAATGCAATTAATTTCAGTTCTTTATTATCTTCTTTAGATAATTTGTGTAATGTTAAATTTAGTGTTTGTTCGAAGAAAGTAGTACCATTCTCTCTTGACGAAGTGATGTTTTGTTCAAATGATGAATTTCCTTTTACTTCATATTTAAATGCAGTAAATGTACCACTCATATCTGTAATCTCATCATTAGTAAGTGTTATTGTGCCTAAGTCACCAAAATCTGTGAAATAGACAGCTCTAATACCACCAACTACGTCTTTACATGGTTCTTTTCTTCCTAATGTTAAATCACAAGCCATAATATTTATTTTTTATTAAAAAAGGGCAGGTAGAATACACCACCTACCCTTCTTAAGTTATACAATTATTTAGTTATTAAGCTAATGTTAATAATACTAAATCTGAACCGATTCCATACTGAATACCAGATGTAAATCTCATAACAACTCTTACGTTTTGAGAACCATCTAAATCAGCCATATCAAGAACTTTTACTTCATTGTGGTCAGCAATTAATCCTGTACCAAAGTATAAGTTAGATTTTTGTCCTGCAACGATATGGTCACTTGGCATACCTGAAGTATAAACAACTTCAATACCTTCGAAAGATAATGAAGCATTGCTTTCATACCATTGGTTACCTTTATTGTCATATCCTTGAGCACCTAATCCGTTAGCACCATATCCTCCTAAATGTCTTACATATGCTTGGAATGCAACTGGTGGAACATATATTTTTAAATCTTCTTTTCCATAAACTGCGTTAGGAATTGAATCTACAACATTACTTAATAAAGTAACGATGTTAGATGAAGTGAATGAAGTTTCAGAACCGTTAGCAGCATCGTTTACGTCTGAATCAGCAGCCATTAAAACTGTAAATCCGTCAAACTCACCTGCGTTAGCGTTCACACCACCCCAGATATTTTGTTCTGTCTTTTCTGCAACTAAACCTGCAACATGTCCGATTAAGAAATCAGAGAATTTTGGAGGTAAGTTATCATACGCTGAGTATCCCATTTGGATAGCTTCCCAGTCGCTTCTAAAGTCCTTCTTACAAAGTTCTAAGTTTACTTGGAACTCTTCTGGTTGAAGGATTCTTTCTGTTAAAGTTACAGTAGCAGTATCAGAAAAATCACAAGTTGCATCTTTGATTACGTTAGCATCAGTTGCGACTTTTTTGATTACTTCTTTAAACTTTACGTTTGGTTTAATCTCGATATTACCTCTATTTAAGGTATTACCAGATAATAATGCAGCTGAAATATAATCACCAGCAAATTCCCCTGCATAAGTAGTAGTAATTGATGTAGTAGTAGCCATTTTTGTCTATTTATTTATCTATTAATGTTAAAAATTTGATTCAATACTCTATCTTTTGTACTGAATTGTCTGTTTTGTGAGTAAAGAACTTTTTTTCTAGGTTGCTCTTCAGAACCTTGATTGATAGGTTGTGCAGCAGGTTCTTTAGAAAGCTCTTCTATTTGTTTACTCATAGAAACTTTTTCTTTATCATAACCTAACTTCATTTCTTCAATCTTATCCATAATTGATTTGATTTTCATATCAAACTCTTCTTTTGAAACGTATTTGTCCATATCCATTTCAATTTCTTCAGAAACTTCTTCAACAGAAACTTCTTCTTGTAGTTCTTCAGCTTCTACCTCATCAGATGAAAGTTCTTCAGCAACTACTTCTTCTTGACAAGCAAGTTCAGTTAGTTCTTGAGACATTTCTTCTTCTTCAGTAAGCTGTTCAGAAAGCTGAACTTCTTCTTCTTTAAGCTCAACCTCTTTTACGTCATCTTTTTTAATTAGAGAAAGTTTCTCCATGATGTCGTTTAGAATTGATGTAGCTTTTTGTTTTTCCATAAATTAAGTATTATAAAATTAATTTTACTATTAAAGTAACTAAGTAATAAAAGGTTGTTAGATTTTGCCTATTCCTTGTGAACGCAAAGTGCCATCACAACATTTTCTAGAATATGTTTTTCCATCTTTACATAGACAACCTCTTCTTTTTCCTCTTGGTACAGCTCTACCTAATGTTTCATTTGTTTTTTTCATTTCTTAGAGCTTTTAGGATGTTTAGTTGGCAATAAATCATAGTCTGTTGTATACTTAGCATTTTGTGGTCTTCCGTTTCTTACCAAATACATAAAAGCGTTAACTCTTGCGTGTGCCCATTGTGAGGGTGATTTTACATTAGGTGAATGGCTTGTATTGAAAGCACCAAGACCTCTTTGAAACACAGAAGCCAACATACCAACAGTTATGCCATAACCTAATTTTTCTTTATATCTTTTGTTAAAATCATCTGCTTTCTTTTGCAAAGATGCTCTATCTTTTGCAGAAACCTTAGCTCCTCTTTTACCAGATGCATCTCCTTTAGCTGTTCCTTTTCCTTTAGGATTAGGATTAGGTGTGCTAGATTTAGGTGCTTTAGGACTTCTTCTTACTCCTCCTCTTGGCCCAACCTCTGCTAATAAATGTTCTGCACAAGGCATATACCAAGTTTTACCTTCAAATTCGTGTTCATGTATTCCGTCACAATCTAAATCTTTTGCCATCTTTTTAGCCATCTCTTCAGATGAATAAGCTAATCTATCATTTATAATTGCATGGTCTTTATCAACAACCATCGATGCCATTTTCAATTCACCAAGCTCTCTTAGTTTACCTCTTGACCAGTTTAATCCTGCTTTCCCACCCCATAATAGATATGAAATAGTTCCACACGCTTTACTATCACTAGGGTCATAATAAGTTTCTGCTCGACTTAAATATGAATACATCCTCTTAATTGTGGATAAACTCAATTTCTCACCTCTTGACAATTGCTGAGCTCTTATTTTTCCTACGCTTGTAGCACATTTATTATTTACTTTCTTATTTAATTCAATACCTCTTTTGGCATTATTTCTAACACCACTTCCGTAATCACCATAAGTTTGTAATTCATATTTATTATCTAGTATTGAATTGGCAATCTCTAATAGTATTTCTGTAGCTTCTTCTTCATTTTCTACATCATCTATTGCTGCCATCTCTAATTTATCTTTAAAGTATCCTTCAATACTAAATCCTTTTACTAATCCTGTTTTTACATAGTTTTCCCAAACATCATCATTATTTACTTTCATTGACACCATCCAAGTACCAACAGGTAAATCCATATCATACTTTCTTGATTTATCATGTACTTCATCTTCTATAATCCAAGATTCAACTACAGATAATCCATGTAATTCAGCTTGATGCTCTAATGTAGATTTATTTTGATTACCTCTCATTAAAAATAATTGAGATGCTTTTCTTACAGTATCTTTTGAGAAATATATATAATATTCTTCTTCACCATCTTTTCTGTATATATTCTTATCTGGCACTAATGCAGCACCCATAAGTATTCTTTTCTCTTCATCTACTTGTGCTAATTTAACTTCATGTTGTTTAGATAAAGCAATAAAGTTTTCTTCTATTGCAGGTTGGTCCACAATAGATATGGCTTCTATGCCAGATAATAATTGTTCTTCGTCTATTAATAATTCTACTATTTTCATATTAAACTTATTTATATAATTAACCTAATGATGCGTTTCCTGTAATGTTTCTGTCTAATTCTTGTGCTGATGATATTTCTTTACTAACCACAAATGCTTGAATTGGTTTGCCAGTAATTCCAGCTAATCCTGTAGCTAACTGCGAAACACCCCCTGCTCCTACAACATTAAAGTCTGGTGCTTCTATCGTTGTGGGGGTAACTGCTCCACCTCCACCTCCACCAGCACCTGCAGGTGTTTGTACTTTTCTTATAGCTGCAATATTAGCTAAACCTTGAGCAATAGCTGCTGCTGCCGCAATAGCTGCTCTTGCTGGAGCATCAAGAGTAGGTAAATTAAATTGACTTTCATAAGCTCTCTGTGCTGCTGCATAAGTTGATATTAACGTTGAAGCTATAGCCAATGTTTTACCAACTCCAGTTTCTTTTCCAGCTAATTGACTTAAAGCCATTAATCCATTACCCACATCTTGATATGCTTGTAATTTAGAATCTCTTTCTATTTCAGCTAATTTTATAGAATCTTTAGTTGCTTTTTTTTGCATTTTATCTGCATCTTTCAATTCTTTAGCTCTAATTTTTAACTGAGTATCTGAATTTTTAGATAAATTCTTTAAGAAAGCACCTGCATCTTTAAAGGCTTCTTTATTTGTTGTTTTTAATACACTTCCTATTGCTTTTACTGTTTTAACTGCATTTGTTTCTTCAGGGTCAGTTCCTATAGTATCAAGTTCTGCAAACGATTCGATAAGTCTATTTATATCTTCTTGAATATCTACAACTGTTTGCTCTCTTCTTTCTTTACCTTTTAAAGTCATTTTTACTAATTCTTCTGAAGTTGCACGACCTCCTGATTTAAGAAAAGCTAAAGCTGCTTCATAAAATTTTATATTATCTGCAATTGAAGATTGCTCAACTTCAAGCATCTCCACATATTTAGCTTGTATCTTAGTCATAATAGCATTTGCTAATGCTTTTTGTTTTAATACAGGTATATATTCTTCTATAGCTTTTTTAGACTCTTCAGTTAATGTTCCTTCTTCATTTAGTTCTACATTTAACTTTTTATGTTCTTTTCTTAACTTATCTAAAGCTGCTTGTTTCTCAAAAGAAGATTGTGTGCTATCATCTAATATTCTTACAAGTGTTTGCAATTGCCCAATCTGTTCTCCTGCTGCACTTGCTGCTGCCTTTTGAACATCTTTAAGGTCTTTCATTTCTTGTGTAACCCCGCTAAGCATTTCCATTAGCTTAGGACCAAATGAAATTAAAAGCTGCACAACAATTAAAAATCCACCAGTACCAATTAATGATTTACCTAATTCTTTAAATGATTTTGTTACACTTTTATTTGTTTCTATAAAACTAGCAAATAGCGTTACTACTTGCGACAAGTTGTTTGCAATAGCTGTAAAACCATAAGAAGCATCTGATGCTAAACGACCTGT